TAGGCGATCGCCAACTCCTCACTAATTCCAGATCCGCCCGTATTAGTAACCCAAGTCATTACACCCGTGCCATCGGTTTGTAAAATCTGTCCCGAAGTTCCGTAATTTGGCGGCAAAGTAAAAGTTAAATTTGCGCCCTGACCCGTTGCTGGTAATTGCAAAATAGTTCGCCAGTCAGATCCGCTTTGACTAGCTCCAGCATTAAGCATGAAGCTAGTATTAGTGATTCCCTTTAGATCAGGTATTAAGCTCATTTAATTATGATGGTACAGAGTAATACACCAAGATTCTAGCAGCTCCAGCACTAGCGCCACCTGCTGCGTAAGTAGCGATCAAAGCTTCACTAGCCGCCGCCTCTCCAGGATTCGTTTCGTAAACATCTTTAGCGATGCCTTGCAAGACGTTTTGAGACGAGCCCATATATTTAGAGGTAGTGCCAGCAATCCCCACAGTTACGTTAGCAGTGCCATTAAAAGGCGTATCAATAACGACTTGGATTTTATGGATTACAGCATTAGCTGGAGTCGTAAACAGTGTTAATGGTGAAGACGTACCAAAAGCTAGCGAAGTAGTATCAACCGCCATTTTGTCGGCAGATCCGCCCACCCCAGCCCATGTTAAATTGCCACTGCCGTCCGTCTGCAAATACTCAGACGGCGATCCGTCTGTAGTAGGTAATGTCAGTGTGTAGCCGGCCGCCATACCAGTTGCAGGACGATTGATTGTAATAGACCAATCCGCGCCTGTATTAGCAGCGTCAGCGTTGATAATCAGACCAGTGTTGCCAGTTGTTTCAAATTGGCTCGCTTGAACCTTTACGTCGGCATTATCAGCAGCATTACGAGCAGCAATCCCACCCGTAATATTCTTCCAAGCATTTACACCGACGCGAAAAATGCTTTCTGTCGTACCTTTTAGATCTTTAAACAGCCCCATTTCTTTCTCCTATTCGTAATAAACAATAACAACGCCTGATCCTTGAGTAGCGCCCATACCAGTATTAAGAGTTAGCAAAATATCGGTATTTGACGCATATTTATAAAACGGGGTCGTTGCGTAAACATCCGTAGAAAGCGGATTATTTTGTCCTGTAGTCATTAATCTCTGAGTGTTGCCACTATCACCTACAGAAATAGTAGAAACGACATTAAAGGCAACATCAAAAACAATTTCAACCTGAGTAATCCGTTGCCCTGCCGTCAATGCATAGATCGTCTGTGTAGTCACATCGCCATAACTAAAATTTATGGATTTTTGCTTAGCTGATACGCCAGTGTTATTAATCTGGATTGGTGCAGATTTAATAATTCGTGTTGGCGAGTTAAGGACTTTAACTATTTGCGTCATGGCATTGGTACAGGATTAACGACGTAAGGGGAGATCTCTATAAAATATTCTGGCGATCCTCCAGCTATTAACTGCAAAAAACAATGTCCAGTCCATCGACCAGCGGGGGCCATGGCACTTGTCTGAATTGCGCTAAATTCAAATTCCGCTAATCCGTTAGAGTACTTTGTAACAGTAGGGGCAATACTAATAGATGATTTTGCGTTTGGCGCGATCGCAAAAAAGATATCGTACAGCAATAAATCGGCACCAACAAAAGTCGCCTGAGTACCCACACCAAAAGATAACGATGCTTTCCAAGGGAAACCAATAACTATCGGATTGTCCGCAAAATTTTCGATTGGTATTTCAAGAGCGCAACTCATTTTTATTAAAATAGGCGACCTTGCGATCGCCTATTCCGTTTAGTTATTCAGTATCTACAGGTGTAGATTTTTTAGCTTTTGACTTTGGTGCGATCGCTTCTGGCTCTTCATCAACAATCGGATTTAGATCGGGGGGCGCTGTTAGCCATCCGTCTGCAATCCAGCCCTCAACATCATGGTGGTGGATTCGTCTTAATTCCCCTGTTTTGGGGTGATAAAGATTGATCTTCATAAAATTAGTGACCAGATGGGACGAGGTAAGCGCCAAAAACGAGGTTTCCTGCTGTGCTGAGTTTAGTTGCGACAATTCTTAAAAACCTTGCATTAGCAAAAGTTTTATTGATTTGTTCACCACTCAAAAAGACCTCTTGACCATTGAGAGCCGCGCCAGCCGCTACGGTGGGGGCAATAGAGGCGACTTGCCTATAAGTACCGCCAACAGTGTCGCAAACTTCAAGAGATAGAGTCCAATGAACAGTACCAGCCGCATAGCTAGAGTAAGCAGCCTGATTAATGATCACCTTTACCGATTCTTCGGCATTAAAAGGATATTCAATGGGAGTGCCATTAGTAGTTACACTGATAGCCGCCGCTGCGTGATCGCGTAGGGTTGTTAACGCATCGATTTGCGATGTGTTGGTAGAGTTATTAGCTCTAGGGAGAGTAGATCTAAAAGCGCTTGAGTAAACCATAATTTTCTCTTTAATTGGGTTGAAAGCATTGCAAAATATCAATTACGTGACATCACGTAATTGATATTTTTAAGCGACAAAAGCAGCGTCCTTTACACCAGCAAGGCGAACAAAGGAACGAGGGTTATAAGTTGCGAAATTGTTCAACCAATCCATACGAATCAGTCTTTTAGTTTCTGTCTGCATCTCTCCCATATCGCGCACGTCAATACCGCCTGTTTGAATACCTGTAAGGTCTTCAGGAGAAAATGCAACGATGTAGATTGAAGAGGTTACAGCCCCGCCGCCGCCGCTTCCAACTTCGGTAAAACCAAGAATTTGATCGCCCTCTGCGTCTTCTTCAATAGGAAACCAAGGGACTCCCATAAATGTAGGGGCTTCAACGCCGATGTCATTCTTGGTTTGGACAACGTAACCCGAAATTGTGGGATTACTGATTGCATCTTGGTAGCGCAAATACAAGTCAAGATTGGAGTAGATACGCAATTGGGCACGAGGGTTGACAGCGCGAACTCTAGAACGAGCGCGGCGTAAAGCGCTAAGTGATAAAGCGTCGCCGCCTGATGCGCTACCAGCTTGAACTAGTTGAGTACCACCAGCACGGGTTTTAAGTCCTGAAAATTCTTTAGGGTTAATGGCGTGATCGCCATTGAAAAAGTCGCCATGCCATTTAAGTTGTAATGACTTGAGAGCCATCGAGATTTGAGTGGTCAAGACGTTTTCGCCATACAGCTTTAAGCCAGCCGTATCGATCTTGATTTCGCCACCAGCAATCACGACTTTCTCGATCCGTCGTTCAACTTCACCAATATCGGCTGTAAAACCTTCGTTGATTGCACGGTTAGCCATTACGGGGAGTCGCTTCTCTTGCAGCCACTCAACGACACCGCCTGCTCTTTCTTCAAACGCAATAACGTCAAGGATCGGAGAATTACCCGCATACTGCTCGACAATACCAGCCTTGAGAACGTCTCCCGTCTCACGGGCTTGCTTTGCCATTTCTAATAGTGTTAAAGCTGCCATATTTATGATTCCTAACTTTGAGTGCTTTGCTGTGTAGCGGGGGCATCACGCTCAAAGGTAGAAATCACTTCTAGTCTTTTCCGCAATCTTTTATTAATTAGGGCATCACGCCCCATTAACTCAGATTAAGCTGATAATATCATATTAATAATTAATGTTGCAAAAATGACAACAGAAACTTTAATCACGTTACAGCCAAATCAATTGCCAGAAGCGATCGCTAAAGGCTATCGGGGCGGTAACATACTTGGCGACGATAACAACCCAACATTAAAGAGCATTGCTTATCAAAGACAGCAAGCTAATGTCAGGCGTTGCATAGATTTCTATGAGGGTCAAAGCGCTTGGATTTATGGCGAAAACCTCGATCAGATCATTGACAATTTGGCTGAGGAATATTTACCCCTTATGCCAAGCGAAACACCGAAAGAGTGGTATTTCAGATTAAGGCGATCGCTATTTGTAAACTTTTTTAAACCAGCGGTCAAGATTGTTTCTAGTCTGCTTAGTAAATGGGTACTTAGTGGCAATGTACCTGAGTCGGTTGTCAATGCATCTAAGAATTTTGATAAGCGCGGAACATCAATTAGAGCATTCTTTCTCGAAGCCGATCGCATGGCTGTTAGAGATGGCTTTGTAGGGGTGCTTACCCTTTATCCTAATTTTGGCGAAATCCCTAATCGTGCAGTTGAACAACAATTAGATTTGCGCCCCTATTCAGTGCTAATTCCTAGATTAGATATTGATATCAAGGATTACGAATACACCAATGACGGCTCTGTACTGCTTAAGCACGTCACGATTGATCGGAGTGAGGTAATTAGCGAAACCCGTTACAAGCAATCAATGAAAAATTATTGCTGGGAATACGAGCTAATCAAAGTGCAAGAAGAAGATCGTATTTA